GGGAGGCCGCGAGCCTCGGCTTCCGCACGCATCACGGCGACAACCTCCTCGATGCGTTCCGGATTCTCGCATTCGTCTGCACCCCACGCGTCCATCTCAGCGGCCTTTGCTCGGCACTGGCAGGTCGGGGTCGGCTCGATGCCGAACCGCTTCAGGAGTTTCGATAGTTCGGTGCCGGGGCCGGATGAAGGTGGCGGCGCTGGCAATTCGTAACCCGGCTTCGGGTGCCTCGGGTACGCCGGGTGCTCGGTGTCGATCGTCCACTGGCTGCCGTCCTGCGCGACGACGCATGGCATCACCTCGTCGAGCGTGTAGCCACGCATGGCGACGATCGCTACCAGGTGCTCTTTCCTGCACACGGTCATGCGAGAGGGTTTCGCTGGATGAAGATGTTGAACGCAAGGGTGAAGAACGCCAAGAAGTTGTTGTCAGGAGAAAGAACAGAAAAATCGTCCTGCGTAAGAGTTATGCCGTCGCTCAACTGCTGAATAGTTATCTGACTTTGAGAAACTTTTGGATTCAAATATAGCGTCCAGCATGGAAGTGGATTTGTAGGGTCTGGTGGGCCATGTACTATAAAAACAACACCGCACGCCACCCCACCCAGACTGTTACAAGTGCCGAAGGCTGGACGCACAAAATTTCCTTCCAACTGGACGGCTATTACTTGCGAGCCGAAAGCCGTGCAAAACGCGCCACCTGAAGCAAATACCTGGCAACGCGCGCCGCTTGTCAAAAAGCCGCTATACGTGCCGTTAGGATTTGTCTGAGGGAACGCTGGGCGACCCGTTGTCTTGCTCACAGACGTGAAGTCTGTGACGACAAACGTCACCGTTCCGGTGCACGTCGGCGGCGCGCAGCAGGGGCACGTCATCGCTTATCCCCACTATGGATAGGTCATGCCAGCCAGCGATAGGAAGGACGCCGTGTAGGTCGAAAACACTATCGTCACCGTGGCGGTGACCGGAGTCTTTGTCACTGTGATCGCACAGTTCGTGGTGTTGAGCGTCGCGGCGATGAGCATGTCGGTGACGACCGTGCGTGTCGTGAAGCCGCCCGCGAAGAGGTGACCGAAACTCTGGTTTTTCCCAACGTCCACGAGGTGCCATGCCGTGCCGTCCTTTGCGATACTGCACGCAATTTGAGTGTTCGCCGGGACACTGGAGAGAGGGAATGTGCGATTCAGCGCGTTGACCGTCTGTCCCGTCAGCACGACCTCGACAGCCTTCGTGCTGTTGGGGCTCCACGCTCCCGAGAACGTCGCGATGCGGAAGGTCTTCTGCGAGTCAGACGAGACGACTCCGAACCGCAGTGGCAAGGCGCTCCGATCGCCCGCCTCGTAGTCACGCACGACCGCCGCGATCCGCTCGGCTGAGCCCTTCGTGAAGGTGACTCGCTGCGGCCGTGCCGGTTGTCCGTCCGGTCGCTGCGGCATATCAGCCCTCGTAGATCGAGATGACGAGCCGTGAGTTGGCGACCACCGCCTTCGCGCCGTAGTCGCCTGCCGCGAGACGCATCACCGCAGCCTCGCCAGCACGCAGCGTCACGGCCTCGTAGAGCGCCGTGCCGTCCAGCCTGCCGAACGACACGGTGTGCGTCCCGGTCGTCGCCAGCGACCGTGCGAAAGCGATCCCGACGCTGGAGAGCGACGCAGTCGAGATCGCCTGCGTGGCTGTCCCGAGGTTCAGCGTCAGGGCGATCATGCCGGTGGTGGTCATGTCGGCAGTGACGCCGCTCGCGGCGAACGACTGCGAGAGCGCACCCTTCGCGACCTGCCCATTGATCGTGTAGTTCACGTCTGCCATGTCGTGCCTCAGAACGGTGGGGTGCCGAAGTAAGTAGAGAAATCAACCTCGCGAAAAACGCGACGCTCAAGGATGATCGGCAGCGAGCCTTCTGCTGCGAGGTCTCCAGACTCTGTCAGCGCGACGGGATTCGCCGACGCGATCGCCTCGCCATTCAGCTCTACGGTCGCTCGCTTCTTCTCGCTGCCTTGGATGTAGTTCAGCCCAATGTTGGGCAAAAGCAGATTCCACCCGGTCTGCCGAAACACGAGCTCCGTCGTGCCGCTCCAGTAGTTGACCTCGACGCCGTTGACGACCTCGGACTGCCTGCTCGCCGAGATACCAGCGCACTGCCACGTGTGCCTGACACCCCAGAGATACGGACCGGCGTTGACGCAGTTCGTGACAGCCGAGGCAAGCGCCGACGGGAACGCGGCACGATTCCACGCGATCGTCGCACGAACCTCGGCTTCGAGCGTGGTCAGCCCCTCGAAGTAGTCGTTGGCTGCATTAACGAGCGGCCGTCGGTCGCCGTTGCCGCTGCCGTGGTAGTAGACGAGGGCAGGCACCTGGGCACCGCCGGTCGAGAACGACCACACGTCAGGGCGAGCGAGCGGGTTCGGTTGGAAGTCCGTCGTGCCGACCTGCGGGAGTTCGTAGCTGTACGTCGCCTCGACGTGATACCGATCCGTCTCGGTGAACGACCCATTCGTGCAGACTAGGTACGCGTACTCGGGATGCGGGCTCCCGTGGTAGATGCCAACCGCATCGAGCACTGCCTGCTGCGACTCGGGTGCATCGACCGTGACGATCACCTTGCGCTGGGCCGTCGGCGACGAGCCGAAGCGGTGCTCGAACGTGCGAGGCAGGATCTCGGTGGTTTGGAGGATTGCCATGGGTTAGCCGCCGATGATCTCGACCGCACCGCCGACACGCACGATCTCCTGCCGCAGTTTCTGCAATTCTTGCGTCTGCTTGCGTGCTTCTTCGATCGCTGGGTCTTGTCTGCCAGAAGCAATCCGCAGGAACTCGTCAATACCGCCCGAGCGTAGATCCTGCACCTGTAGAGGTTCCTGTGAAACTCGCGAGAGCTTGTCGAGCCGCTCTTCCGTGATCTCCGCGACTCTCGTGTCGAGCTTGATCTGAAGATCGAGCCCTTCCTTGAGTCGATCGATAGTCCGCTTGAACTCATCCTCGTCGATGATGTTGTCCGTGAGGTTCTGTCGCAGTTCCTCGATGCGAGACGAGAAAGCGTCAAACCCTTCCTGCGAAATCTCGAACGCCGCACCGGCGTTGTTCAACTGCTCTTGAATGCCGACGAGTTGCTCGCTCTGGACGACCGCCTGCTCGAACACCTCTTGCAGGCGGGAGACGGCCGTGACGTACGTATCCGGGTCGATCACCTCGGCTTCGAGTTCAGACCGCAGTTCCTTGATCGTCTCGCTGAACTGACGAAATGCACCTGGCGCGACCGTGAACGCCTCGAATGAAAACGCCTTGTCGAGGTCGGCGTTGACCTTCGCGATGATCTCCTCGTTCTTCTTCGCGGCCTTTTCCTGCGCAGAGAGTTGCGCGGCGAGCGCTGCCGCCGCTGCGCTGCGGGCACCGGTCTCTTCGCTGATCAAAGCGTTGAGCCGCGATTGCGCGTCGGCAATCGCCAGCGTCTCGTCTTCAACGACTTTCCCATCTGCCGCAGCGATCTCGGCCGCCTGTCGATACGCCTCAAACGCCTCACGCAGGCGCTCGGCTGGCAGTCCGGTGCTCTCCTCCAGTTGAACAATCTTCTCGCGAGCCGCGTCTACCTGCGACTGAATCTGCGCGATCGGATTGCGAGCGTTCTCTACCGCCGCACGAATCTGCTCTACGGCCTGCGTGGCGGCACCTTGGTTCGGGTTCTCGCCTGACAGGAAGCGGTTGTAGGCGTCCTCGAATGCCTTGTTGCGGGCCTCGACCTGCTCCGCAGCGGCAGTAGCAAGGTCCGCGCCGAATTGCTGGAGATTCTGCCCAGCCTCACCAGTGCCGGGAATGAACGAGATCGCCTTGCCGAGGGCGGAAACAGCGTTGCCGACGATCACCGCCAAGACGTTGCCAATGTTCAAAAACCCGTTGAAGACTTTCTGCACGACAAGACCGACTGCCGTCAACGCATCGACGACGCCAGCCAAGTTCGACGACGAGCGTTCAACGGACTCTGAGTAGAGACCGAACGACGTGGCGAAAACATTCAGCCCGCTGACCGTGCGGTCGAATACCTGAGCGAATACGTCGGCGACGTTGAGGAGACCATCTACGAATCCTTGGCCGATCGACGCACCACCTGCGTCTCCTACGAACGACGCGAACGCATCAGCGGCTGCTTGGATGCCCGGCGACAGGTCGGCGACAATCTGCCGCACCACGCCCTCGACGCTCTTCCCGGCGAGCGTGAATGCGTCGTTCATCGCCTCGACGTTGCGCGCTTGTACGTCATTGAGTGCAAGACCAAGCCGGATCGCTTGATTCGCGATACCAGCGACTGCGTCGCCACCGCCCTCGAAGAGCGGCAGAAGCGATGCCCCTGACTCGCCGAATAAAGCGACGGCAGCGGCAGACCTGCCAGCCGGGTCTGGGATTTCGTTGATCGCTGACGCGATCGCTTGGAACTGCTGTGTGGCGTTCTGTCCCGCGAGATCCTGCACTGACAGACCGAGCCCAGTAAACGCCTCGACGGCCTCCTTGCTGCCTGCCTGAGCGCGCCCTAGTTGTACTTGCAGTTTGCTCAGCGCCGCACCGAGTTGATCACTCGACACGCCAGCCAAGTCGCCAGCGAGCTCCAGCCCAGAGAGTTTCTCAAACGTAATACCGAGCGATCGTGCGAGCTTGCTCGATGCGTCGGTGCTGTTCGCCACCGACCTGCCGAATCCGACCAGCGCCTGCGTTGCCTGTTGGAGTCCGCTCGCGACCGCCGTGATGCTGCTGATGGCAATGCGACCGATCGCGATGTTTTTCAACACGCCGAGGTCACGACCCGCCTTCTTTCCCGCGTTCCCGAGGGCGTCCAGTTTGCGCTTCACGTCCTGCACCGACTTCGCAAGCGAAGCGGTGTTGGCGCTGATCTGCATCGCCAACGCGAGAGCGGTCGCCATTACTCACCGTCCAAGTCTGTCTGGAGTCGTCTTAGCGTTGCCGTGATCTGCGTGTGATGCTGCGGTGCGTGCGGGTCGAGCGGCATCAGTTCTTCAATCGTCGGCGGCTTGCCCTTGCAGTACGGTGCGACGCTTGCCGCAGCCACGAGCGCCGACTGCCTCCACTGGTTCCCGATTGGCTCGAAGTACCTGTCGTAGATGATCCACTCTGTGAACTCTCGCGAGTCCATCTCCTCGCACAATTGCCGCACCGTTTTCTTCAGGTGGCCCGCCAGCCGAAAGAGAAATCGCCTTTCGGGACGGGCATTCATTCCCCCGCGAGTTCGTCGGCGTCCTTTTGCGTCATGCCGTTATGCGCCATCGCCACTTCCCATAGACGATTCATCACGCGACCGTTCTTTTTCGCCAGCGTCTCGATGTCTTCCTTCGTGAAGAGCAGGTGACCGCTCGCGTCGCACAGGCACGCCTGGAGGTACTTCGTGCGGAAGTTGTCCACGTGCTTCCCACCGGCGCGGATGTACTCCAATTCGAACGCGTCTCGCTCTCCCACGCTCATCACGCGGATGTAGACGGCGTCGCCCCACTCGGGCACCTTGACCTCAAGGGGCTTCGAGTCGTCGGCGGCGAGGATCTGCTCTTTCGTGAGTGGCATATCAATTATCCAGTAGGGTGAACTCGGCGGTGTACCGCGTCACGCCGTTGACCTCGGCGGCAGCGGACACCGATTCCAATACTGCGGTCTGCGTCAAATTCATCCCGCCGCCTGCCACCGTGAGCGTGTTGCGGTTACCGACGAGCGCGATGCTCGGGACGGTGCCGAATGCGGACACCGAGACGCTGCCGGGATTCGGGTTGAAGTTCGCGGAGCGGCCGACGTTCTCGCCGCCGTATGTCCACGAGAGACCGGCGATCTCAGTGAACGTGACGCTGCCCCACGTCGCCGAGATGCCCGTCGAGTACGTCGCCACTGCGGGAGCCTCCCCGCGTCAGCGAGCCACGCGGAACGTGGCCGAGCCCCGGATCACGTCGTTCGTCGCGAGGGTGACCGACGAGCTCGACACGGTCGCCGCCTTCGACAGCGAGATGCCGCCCGTGATCGCGAGCGTGCCGGTAGCGGCATCGGCGATGACCGCATTGCCGAGATACTCGATCGTCACCTCGCGGCCCGTGTCGGTCGCGGAGCCCTTCAGCGGGCGGTCCATCGTGGCGACCTGAGCGCCGGCCGTGAGCCCGAGATGCGACACGTCGATCGTGTCGCCAGCCGCCACGTCGTTGAGGTTGTACGTGATCTGCGTGACCGTGTAGGTCACGCCAGCGAAGGAGAAGTTCGTGCCGGACGAATCATGCGGCGTGCTGTATGACATGCGTCACTCTCTCCACCAAATGTCGTAGGACTGCGTGACCGAATACGAGGGCGGCTGGTCGGAGCCTGCCAGCGTGACGAAGTCATCGACTTCGTTTTCGAGGCTGACCTGCTCCACAACCGTATTGTCCACCGTGCCGCCGTACCCATCCAGAGTGCGACGCATGGCATCTGCCGCCTCGCGGGCCTGGTTGTAGGTCGCCGCCACGACCGTGTAGTCCACCGAAACCCGCGGCACGCCGTGAGGCGATCCGAGCGTCTGGGTCCGCTCGATGCCGGTTCGCCTCCACGTGACGAACGGCAGGGCAGACGAGGCTGGGGCGAGTAGCGGGTAGATCCGTGTGCCGACCACGCTGGTCACGGCGGTAGCAGACACCAGGGCATCGAGCAGCACCTTTTCCGGGGACTTGTAGCTCATCGCCGCCTCCGAGGCTTGAGGCTCTCGCGGGTCGCATTTTGGAGCCCGCGAGTCATCTCGATGCGAAGGATCGACCGTTGCTGCGAGACGGTCTCCTCGTACGCCGTCCGCACCGGAGGCTTTTTCAGCGATCCGCCGACCGGCATCTTTTTGAGCGTCAGCGTGCCTGCGGCTTTTTTGGCCGAACGGAAAAAGGTGTTCTTGCCGGTGGTCCGCAGCTTGCCGTCGCCTGTCGGAATGATCTTGAATCCAGTTCGCTTGCCGCCCTTGTTACCCCAACTGGATGCGATAACGAACCCGCGACGAGAGACCGCCGAGACTTTACGCTCCTTCGTGCCGAACTCCAGCCAGCCTTGATGGTGCCCCTTTTCATTTCCCTTGAGGTCTTCGGCTTTCTTCTTCGGCGGCGCGCGAAATCCAGCCAGCGCCACGGCGTTGCCGTATGTGCCCTTCGTGTACCGCTTCACCTTGATCGCAACGGCACGGCGCAGATTGCCGGTCGGCCCTCGTGGCGTGGTCTGTTTCAGCCGTTTCGCGCCTGGCGCGATCGCCTTGCGGAGAGCGGCCCCGATGTACTTGGCGGCCAAGCGCTTCGGCAGACCGCGAAAGCCTTGCACGAGCGACTCAAGTTCAGGGAACGATACGCTGATGTCGATGCCCGCCATTACGTCCGCTCCTCGCAGATGCACTCGTGCTCGCTGCGGTTGTTGTGTTCGAGGAGCGACACGATATCGAGCGTCCTGCCACGCCACGCGAACCGCATCTGCTGCGTAAGTCCAGGGATGTATCGGGTCCGCACGCGGTGCGTGACGGTCACCTCCTGCTGATTCGCCGACAGCGCCTCGCGGGCCGACACGCCCTCGACGCTCGCCCATACCGCCGTCGAGTCGCTCCACGTCAGCACCGTCTCGCCGATGGCGTTCGTCGCCCCGGTGGCGATCTGCACCGTCACCCGCTCGCGGAGTTTGCCAGGGTCGATCACGCGTAGCTCCCCCACTTCACGGAGTCGAGGAGCGCCTTCACGCCGAACGGCATCTCGGAGAGCGAGACAGAGTCGGCCGCCATGCGACGCTCATACCACTGCCCGACGAGCATGAGGATCGCCGCTTTCACGCGGGGCGAAACCTTGCTGCCGTCGTCGCCGCGACCGCCCCACCACGTGACCGTGACGCTGCCGTAGTCGAGGAGGTGGCTCGGCCACGAGCCGCCGTAGAGCGTCCGCAGCGTGCCGGGCTTCGCGTCTCGATCGACACGGTACTCGGTCGTCGAGAGCGTAGCCGTGTTGCCCGCCTCGCTCGCGGTGTAGACGATCGAGACCGCCGTGCGACCGGTGGTCTGGCTCATCGGCGGGCGTGGCAACTCGATGACCGCCGGGAACGCATCGAGCCGCATAACGTACTGCGTGTCCACGAGCGTCTCGTCCATGTAGACCTCGCAATATTCACGCGCGGCCGACACGAGAGCAGCGACATAGGAATCGTCGCTGTTGTGGTCGATCCGCAGATGAGCCTTGGCGTCGGCGACGCTGACCGGCTCGACGACCGGCTGCGTGGCGACCTTGAGCGATCGGTACCGTTTGCCGTCATTCATGCCGTCGCCCCCTGCGTCGTGGCGTCACGTCTGCCCGCTCCGCGACCGGCTCCACCGCTGCCGTCTCAATCAGCGACTGCTGTGTCTCTCGCTTGGCGTAGCCCCACGCGAAGAGCCTCGCGGCGAAGCCCTCGTCTACCTCGACGAGCTCGTTCGCCCTGTACGATCCGTAGGCTCGCAGCATCCGCACTCTGATTGTCGTCATTCACCCACCCTCCATGCAGTTTCGGGCGGCTTCTTTGTTCGCTGCCACGCGGTCGTGTGCTGGAACACCGGCCCCGTGAAATCCCGGCTCGGCCACGAGATGACGTACTCGCCGTGACCGATCACGACGCGGGGCGTGATGAAGAGGCGATTGCCTGACGCTTTGAACTGACGCCAGAACCACAGATCATCATCGATCCGCCCGTCGCCCCAGCCGCCCTCGGCGTCGGGCTTCGAGTGGAACCACGGCTTGAGCGTTCGCCTGAGCGCCCTGGTGCTGATCACCGTGCAGCCGAAATGAGCCGTATCCACCTGCTGAACCGGCTCGGCAAACCACGACAGCGGCAGTTCGGTTTTGCCGTCAGCGGGCGGGTCGTCCATCGTGTCGAGGAGCGTGAGCATCGGACGCCCGTCCTCGCGTTTCGCTTGGATCGGGGCGAGGGCGTCGCACTGGCAGGTCATCGCGATAGCGAAGAGGCGCTCGATGTCGGAGCGGGTCACGAACGTGTCGTAGTCCAGCGTGATGATGTACTCGGTCGTCGGGGCGAACTCCTCGAGCATCCGGGTCAGCACCTGTGCCCAGAACGCACCCTGCCCGAGCGTCGGGCGGATGTGCAGCGGCATGAGGCTCTCGATGAACGCGAACACGTTCGTGAGCGGCCCGAACCTCGGAGCCGACAGCACCGCCTCGGCACGAACCTCGACCGACGTATCGCCGACCTGCACGATCACGCTGTAGCCTCCAAAGCGAAACGGCGGGCGGCTCGTCGCCACCCGCCGCTCACTGTGTCGGTCGTGTCAAGCCGGATCAGCCGCTGACCGTGGCGTTGACGCCCTTCGCCGAGGCGCTGACCGGGCCGTCGTTGCCCTTGCCGAGCCGGGCGACCGTGTAGACGGTGCCGGTCGTGTAGGGCGTGGCGGTGACCTTGAGGTAGCGCTTCTTGCCCCGGCAGTCCACGTCCATCCGCACGACCACGTCGCCCGCCGTGGCGCTCGGCGTCGGGATCGTGAAGCCGCCGGTGCCGCCGCCGACGAACTCGGTGACGCTCGAGTAGGACGAGTTGTTGTCCGACTCTTCCAGCTTGAGCACGGTGAACGCCGCCTGGCTCGTGTAGCCCGCGTTCGCCCACGGCTCCTGGCACACGTCGAGCGACACGTACTCGTAGCCGAGACGGTCGATGACGAGCGTGTGGGTCTGCGCCGCCGTCAGATTCTCGCTGTGGCCGACGACGGACTTCGTGGCTTCGAGATGGTTCACGTTCTAGATCTCCTCGGAGGGTTGAGAGTCAGTCAGTCGGATCAGCCGAACTTGAGAGCCACGACGGGACCAGCCTTCGTGGTGGAGCCCACGTCATGCACGACGATCGCGTTGCGGGTCGTGGCGAACGTGAGGGTCTGGTCGTACTCGATGTACCGCTCGGACGCCGTGCGGATCTGGATGGCCCGACGCTCACCGTAGACGGCGGCCTGCGAGAGGTCGCCGAAGAGGCACGCCACCTCGCCGCTCGAATCATCGAGCGAGGAGTGCATCGCCGAGACGAGCACGACAGGGTATCCGAGGAACCGCTCGCCGAACCCGGCAGCCACGTCGCTGGACGAGTTGCCGCCAGGGCCGCTCGCACCACCGGGGAGCATCGCGAGCCGAAGCATCGCAGCGCCCCAGCCAGACGGCGAGATGTAGAACCGGGCGTTCCGCCGAGCATAGGTCGGCAGCTTGGCGACCATGTCGGTGAAGTTCTTCATCGTCAGCTCGCCGTAGGTATCCTCGGTGCCGTTGGTCGTGGTGACGACCGACGCCGAGTGAGCAGCCTTGACGATTTTCTTCGTGATGCTGACCACGCCGTGATAGGTGCTCTCGCCGTCGGCAGGACCGAACGCCGAATTATCGACGGCCTCCGCGAACGCCTGGGCCGTCTCGTCGGCCATGAGGTCCGCGAGGTCGATCACCGAGTCTTCGAGCAGCGAGTTCGGGACGCGGTTCGCCACGCCCCAGATCTTCGCGACGAGCTCGACGTTGTCGAACGTCACGTCGCTCGCGAGCACCTCGGCGTTCTCGCCGACCGGACGGGCAGCGAGCCCACCGGTGCGACGGGCGATGTTCAGCGTGTCGCTCGACATCGGCACCCGGCGAGCGTACTGCGGGAACACGCCGTACTCCTCGACGAGCCGGATGATCTCGTTCGACAGTTCCGGCGAGGTCAGGACGCCGCCGAGCGAGTTGACGCCGCCCGCCTGGGCGCGGCTCTCGACGCCGTGATCGACGCACCACCGACGGGCCTCGGCGTCGCCGAACACGTAGCCACGCAGGTGCATGCCAGCGCGGTACGCCGACTCGGCCGAACGGAACGCCTTGAGCGGGCCGTGCGACACAGGGATCGCGGGGACGGTTCGCTTCTCCACGGGAGCCTCCTCGGCAGCAGCCTTCTCGATCGCCTTCGCCGGGGCACCACGCTCCAGCACGGCACGCAGTTCGAGGTTCTTCGCCTCGATGGCACGCAGCAG